ATGCACAGATATACATTGAACAAATTGGATCAAACAATATTACCACAATTGAGCAAACTGGGACCAAAGATAACCATGCTGAGTATGCCAGCACTGGCAATAACAATACAGTTAGCATTTTGCAATCAGGAGATACCACCGCATCAAACTACACAGATCTTGGAATAGTAGGCAATAACAACAGTGTGTCAATCGTGCAACAGGGCACCGGGCTAAAGGGTGCGTTTGTAAAAATAAATGACAACAACAATAGTTTATTATTGACACAGAAGGACAGTGGTAGCCATTATGCAGAAGTAACATTAAGCGGCGGCAACAAGAATGTAGATATATTACAGCAAGGATCTGCAAGCCATGTGGCAAGTGTGGGCCTAACTGGAAACCCAACTGATTTAAGTTTAACTCAATCTGGTGCTGTTCAGCACTTCTATAGTATACAATTTAACTGTGCCACAGCTGGTGGTTGCGCCAAGATTACTGTACAGCAAGGACAGTAAGCTAAATATCATACTATGAAATTACGTGATGTCAATCCCCAACCACCTGTCTTAGTTGAACAACAGCTAGACGAAATCAACATGAGCCCGTCAAGCCTAAAGCAATTGGCTAGTAAAATCAATGCCAGGGCTGGCATGGAATTTGAAATGATTGTACCAGGGGCCAGCACCGGGGATGATGGCGACCAAGAGCCTGATTACGATGAAGATCAGCGCACTCGTAGCTTTAGTGACATTGAAGAATTCTTCAATGATGGCGACTACAACAGCCGTGATGAAGTCCGACGCTTGATTGAAAAATTACAAGAAGCTTATTTTGAGTGGGAAAGCGAAAAGATTGACAATGACTGGGCGTCAGACGGGGAAGATTATCTTCGCACTTGGATCAACAACAACGAGTGGATTCAAGAAGACAAGGTACGCGAACATTTAGAAGCAATGGGTCTAGATGAAGAAGGCATTGATGCGGCATTCGATGCTTATAATAAGGCTCCAACGTACAACAAATCCAGTGAATTAAAGGCTGCTCGCGAAGCAGATGAAAATTACAACAACTATATAGAAGCTGATCGTGCCGCAGACGAAGAGCTTGAAGAATTAGTAAGTACCGAATGGAATGATCATGGCAGCATGCACGATTCTGCGCTAGATGAATATCGTGAAGAAAATCAAGGTAATGCAGACGAGGGCGACTTCTTAGAAGATGCTCGCTATCGTTACATGAGTGATATTTCAAGTGAGTTTAGCATTACCTGGCCGTATTGGACTTCATCAGGTGGTGATGGTGATGGCGTTAGTGCAGAAGAAGTAGCCGAAGACTTTGCCAAGGCCATTGGACGTACAGTACAGGCCAGCGGTGCGTATCACTCTGGTAGTGTAGCAAGGCCCGATGCCAGTAACTCGCACTATGTTGTGGAGCCAGACGGCAGCTTGGATGCAGACGACAGTGCCGATCGTGGCTTGGAGTTTGTAAGTCCGGCATTGCCTATTGGCGAACTACTTTCTGATTTAGATAAAGTTGCCAAATGGGCCGGCGTGTATGGATGTTATACAAATTCATCAACTGGCCTGCACATCAACGTCAGTGTTGAAGGTTGGGCAGGAGATATTGGCAAGTTAGATTATGTTAAACTAGCATTACTAATGGGCGACAAGTATATCTTGGAAAAGTTTGGCCGTGCTGGTAATACCTATTGCAAAAGTGCAATGGAAGAAATTAAAACTCGCGTTGGACAACGTCCCGAAGACGCAGGTGCGTTATTACAAAAAATGAAAACTGGATTAGATGGATTGGCCAGTAAGTCTATTCACTCTGGCGTCACTGCCAAGTTCACCAGTATCAACACCAAGGATGGCTACGTTGAGTTTCGTAGTCCTGGCGGCGATTGGTTAGGCGAGTATGCAGCTGATCCCGGAACAATTACCAATACACTATTGCGTTTCGTTGTAGCACTAGATGCCGCAGTAGATCCAGAAAAGTACAAACAAGAGTACTTGAAAAAGTTGTATGCAATTTTACAACCTAAAAGTCACAACAACACAATGGCGTACTTTGCACAGTATGCCGCAGGTCAAATGCCCAAGGCTGCACTAAAGAGCTTTGTTCGTCAAGCACAGTTAGAGCGTCAAGGTTTAAAAGATACCTACAACGAACTTAAACCTGCTGGACAAGAACCAAATTGGTACATTTCTGATCGTGACACTGGGCAAATTATTGAGAAATACTATGCGGCCAACAGCAGCGATGCATTTGAATACTTACAACGTTGGAAAGCTCAAAACAATGGCGGGGACCAACACCAGTATGGTAAGATAATGCCGGGACAAGAACCTGGCGCCGCCAATACTGCACGGGCCGCTGGTAATGAATGGACTGGCTGGTGGATCATCAAAGATGGAAGCGGCGCAGGACTACATAGATTCAATGGCATTGGCAACAGTCAAGCAGATGCCAATAGAGTTGCTATACAATGGTTAACACAAAACGGATATGGTCATGGAACAGAAGTGAGCGTAGTGCCAGAGATGAGATAATATGAAAATATACGACATCCTGTACGAGTACGATCAAGACTCTACCAATAGTAAACAAATTATAGCAAAGCTAAAGCAACTTGGATACAAGAGTGTTGGCAGCGGCTATGACGCAACTGTATGGACCAAAGAAGAAGGCAGTGTTATTAAAATCATCATGCCGCAAGAGTTGTCTCGGGCTGAAGGAGACGCATCGTTTTTAGCGTTTTATGAGTTTTATACAGCACATAAGAAGTCACCGTTCCTGCCAAGATTTATCAGTATTGGCGGTTTTGATCATACTGTGTTTACACTCAATGGAGTAGACTATAGACAAATATCAATGGAGAATCTTGAGCCCATTGTCAATAACAGTTTTATGGAACAGATGGTGTGGGGACTTAGTGACTTGTCCATTATACCTTTTATGAAATGGCGTGATGCTAAGGCGCAACTAATCAAGCCCGAGTTCTGGGAACACTTTTCTGGACCTGGGCGAGAAAGCGACATTGCAAAGGGGCTAAGTGATCCAGCAGTAGAAAAAATGTACGCAAGTTTATTTGTAGTAATGCAACAGCTATTCCAATTTGGAAGAAGTCGTGGGCTAGGCTGGGATTTACACACTGAAAATGTAATGCGACGCGGTGATACTCCAGTTATTACAGATCCGTTTACAGGATAAGAAAATGCTAATAAGAGACTTAATTGAAAACGACGAGCCAGTTAGAATCAGGCTAGGCAATAACGAAGCAGCTAAAGCATGGATTGAACGAGTCTACGCAAAGTACCCGCATACAATGCAAAACAATCACGTTATGGTCTGGGGCTCGGGTGATGAGCAGCAGTTTGCCATGTTTGAGTTAGTGCCAAGTTTTAGCAAGCGTGGAGCAGTTGAAGTTAAATGGTTCCAAGCATATCCTCTACGTCAAGGTGTAGGCAGCAAAGCTATGCAGGAACTACAGTCTATGGCACGTGCAGATGGCATTGCGCTTACACTATTCCCGTGGGATAAGGGACAAGTAAGTCAGGCTAAACTAACAAAGTTCTATCGAGGACAAGGCTTTAAGCCTACAGTTAAGGGCAGTAAAAGTATGGCTTGGGAAACAGTTGATGAAGCACGAACCAATCCAGAACAGAGTGTCAGGTATGAATCAGGCATGAAAGAATTGGTGGCTGTTGCTGACACCATTGCAGATCCACAAAACTGGGCCATCAGTATGACCAGTGAACCCAAGTTGGGTATCAACCCGCAAGTGGGCATCAGTGAAGATACACCTAAAGGCATTTACTTCTATCCCCTAGACTATGCTGTAGACCTAGCACGCCGTGGTAAAAAATTACCCTGGGGCAGTGACTATCCTTATATTCAGTTGTTTCAATATGACCGTTCAGGTGAAATGACAAAAGAAACATCTGTAGACGAAAACAAACTAAAACAAGCATTGCTTCAATATTGTCCTGAAGATGTAATTCAACAGGCCATAGACGAACCCGAATACGATGGTACGCCATATTATTTCATTTACGATTGTTTAAGCAGACTGGGAAAAAGCGACGAAACTAATGTTGTTCGTTGGAATAAAGTCCTGCGCGACTTGGGCTTTACTAGTGTATTTGATCCTGGTCATGGATGGATTGCCCACAACGAACCCACACAAGGTGTTGTATTAGATCCAAGAATTATCAAACAACTCAAGACTATTAGTAATAAGAAATCGTCGGGAGTAATTACACCTGCCTTGATTGAAAAAACCCTGTTTGATAACTTAGATGTAGAGTTGGCCAGCAGTAAGGCTTGGCAAGCATGGGATCCAGATGGCAGTAAACTTAGACAGCATTGTAAAGAATGGGCCAAGGGCGCTGATTTTAAACCATGGCTTGGTAAAGATGCTTCAGCCGTATGGGATGAAAATCAAAAGCTAGTGGGCCTAATAGGCTACTATAGAAGAACGGTTGGCAGAGAAATAAACAATCAAGCATGGGAATGGTATCGAGCGCAACAGACTCAGTCACCCCAATAACGCTATCTCTGGCGATTGGTCCTGCTACAGCAGTCGTAAGTACTGCACAATAATCAAGTGTAACGTAAGGTTAGCGGGCCAGATAATATTCCGCTGGGTAAGCATCTAAGTGTGTGCCGATGCCCAATTCTGTGAGTACACCACGGACTCGTATTCACTACCCGTCTCAGTACGGATGCCTTAAAATGTTGCCCCTCAGGGTTTTACGTTTGAATACTAGTATACAGGTTGAGTGCGGTGTAAGCCGACTTAGTTCCAATGCATCCATAACAACATATGACACCGAAGTTGTTTTAAAAATCGTAATAGGTAGGGTAAGTTACAGAGCCCAGAGATGCGGAAACCCAAATACCTATTGTCTCAGTGTGGCTGATCGTCTAAGCAAACATCTCATCCGGCATCCTTTACAGGGTGTCGTATGGCCTCCCAATCTAGCAAAACTATCACTATTTGATTCATCTTAGAATCAAATTTTTCGTGTTAACCAAAAACACAATACACAAATAATTAACCCGCAAAAATATGGATCTACTTACTTGTACCGTAAAATTTTATGATGCCGCAAAAATATGGTTAACAGATGAACATTGAGTATATGGCTACTAATGAATATTTACGGATCATTGTGGTCCAACTTATTTGACTTGACTTTTGTTGAAAAATATGCTAAATTATAGTATGAAGAACTTTATTCCCGGACCATGGAGTATTGCATGGGTAACTGTTACAGCAGTTGTACTAGTGGCATTAAAAATCTCTAACCCTGCGCCTGTTGAAAGCATACAATTAAAAGGCTTTGATACTCTGCTGAGTATCGACACTCCTGTCGAGTCAGACAATGTTGTCATCATTGATATTGGAGAAGCCAGTATAGAACGTCTGGGTCAATGGCCGTGGCCTCGCAGGAATCTAGCACAAGCTATTGATCGTATACAGGCTCTTGGGGCATCTGTAATTGTTGTTCCTGTCATCATGAGCGAAGCAGATAGAATGGGGCAAGACAAAGAACTAGCCGCTGCCCTAAAACTGACCAACAGTGTTATTGCACAAGCACCTACTACACAAAACAAACGTCCCGATGCTGTTCGTCGAGGAGTAGCTGTGATTGGTGGCTTGGCCCAGGATTGGGTATTTGCTTGGCCCGGAGCATTAAGCCCTTATAAGATCTTGGCCGACAGTGCAGCTGGCGTTGGCACCAGTGTGGTGGCACCTGAAGTAGACGGTGTTGTTCGTCGCATGCCATTAATAGTTGCTGTAGGCGACCAAATTTATCCCAGCTTGCCAATTGAAGCACTTCGTGTTGCTACAGGAGAACAAAGCTATCAAGTCAAAATAAGTTCCGCAGGAATTGAAAAGGTTCGCATTGCAGGCCAGCCTATTATTACTACAGATCAACATGCTAGGGTTTGGCTACGTTGGAACAAGAAATTTGAACGTTATGAGTTGTCAGAACTGGCCAAGAACAACATCAACTTAGAGAATAAAATTGTTGTACTGGGGCTAGGCGCTGAAGGACTGGGCACAATTATTGCCACTCCACAAGGAGAACGATGGGCACATGACATTCAAGCTCAAACTGTGCAAACACTACTAGATGGCAGCAGTCCCGTTAGGCCAGCGTTTGCAAACACTGCGGAGTTATTAGCAATTATACTGATAGCGTTAGTACTAATTTTCGTTATGCCCCGATTACCTTTTTGGGCAGTGGGAGCGGCACTGGTTGTTACCATTGGATCAGTAGCGGGCGGAAGCTTCTATGCATGGAATCATTATAGTCAGCTCTGGGACATTTATTATCTAACAATTGCCAGTGTTATGCTGTATGGACATGCACTGTTTGCACGTTTTGTAATTGAGTTCAAACAAAAGCAACAGATCAAGAAACAGTTTGGCACTTACCTGAGTCCTGCCTTGGTTGCCAAGCTACAAAAGAATCCTGAGATGTTGCAGTTGGGCGGCGACGAACGTGAACTATCAATTATGTTCACTGACGTTCGTGGCTTTACTACAATCTCTGAACACTATGGTAAAGACGTACAAGGACTTACAAAGATCATGAACCGTTACATGACTGCAATGACCAAGAAAATTATTGACAATAACGGAACATTAGACAAGTATATTGGCGATGCCCAGATGGCATTCTGGAATGCTCCAGTTGACGAAGCACGTCACGCACACATGGCAGTTAAGACAGCATTAGAGATGATGGAGAGTTTAGATGCGTTTAATAAAGAAGTTACAGCAGAAGGTGTACCAGCTTTTGGTATGGGTCTTGGCATTAATACTGCCGCCGTTGTTGTGGGTAATATGGGTAGTGATCAGCGGTTTGATTACACTTGCCTTGGCGACGGTGTTAATTTGGCAAGCAGACTCGAGGGCCAGTCTAAGCCGTATGGTGTCAAGATTGTTCTAGGACAACGTACAGCAGAATTAGTTAAAGACGAGTACTCTGTAGTAGAACTTGATTGCATTGCTGTCAAAGGTAAGAACATTGGAGTTCGAATCTTTACACTAGGAACAACAGATATAACACTACACGATATCTATCTAACTGCATACTATCGCGGTGATTGGGCTCGTGCAATCAAAGCATGTGAAAAGTTAGTCAAGCTAGATAATTCACTGCATCAATATTATGTAAATATGCTAGAGCGTATGAATGAAGGACTCCCAGCTAATTGGGACGGCACATTTAGAGCTACAAGTAAATAAATACCAGATGCAATCCAACTATTTCTTTCCTTTAAATTTAACAATAGATCCTGTTGAACGATTGCGCTTTACAAGTACTCTATTGCCCGATTTAATTGAGCAATTTGCACAGTCTGATTCAGATTTGACCCATGTTGGTTCTAGAATGGAACATCAGTTCCATTCTACAATCGACGCAATTAATGCAGTATTAGCACCAATTGGTCTTGTAGTATACAAGCCAACAATGTTTATGAGTAGTGGAAACATTGTTGGTAAAAATATACATTGTGATGGCATGGTAGACCAAGCAGGGAATGTTGGAATGCTAGAAGCAAGAATTAACCTGTATGAAATGTCGTTGGGTCAAAATACAATTGAATGGTGGGATCATTTACCTAATAGGATTCCCATTGATGATGGCAATCTACCTTGGTGGAAAATACCTCGGTTAATTGAAAATCTAAGTGGGGCACATCCGTTTGTTATTTGCTTGCCACCGTTTAGACATGATTTAAGAAACGGTACACTAAGCTGGGACCAAATTCCAATACCAAATTTTAGCACTACTATAGTAAGTCCAAGTGCATTTGTCCGCACCAATCTGCCGCATCACATTGTTCAATCCAATGGTGTTCGAGTCACATTAAGTTTAAGTATTGCATTTCAGTCTGGCGAATTAATCGGAGTATGGGAACATGCTCAAAACAATATTAATCAACTACAATGACACAACAATTAAATTACAACTTTGCACAAACCCCTACACGCAACGACAACTATTTTTATCCATTGCTACTAGCAATTGATCCCGAAGAAAAAGAATCATTTATAAAGAATCAATTGCCCGGCCTGTATGAGAAGTATGCAGGCACTGGACATAGTCTTGTGAATGTGGGAACTGTGACAGAGTTATTCCCCCGTACTATTCAACAAACAGATCAACTGGTTGAAACCCTGGGCTTGCGTACAAGAGCAGTTACATTATTTGCAGGTGATGCAGATTCAACATCGTACGCTATTCATGCTGATGGTGTTTATTACAATCGTAAGCCTACGTTATTAGAAGCACGACTAAGCTATTATGAATTAGCCACAGCCCCGGGCAAATTGTGTTGGTGGGATAGCAAAGACCTGCCTGTGACCATGCGCGAGTATCCAGCCACTGAATACTCACAGGCTCGAATCAACGTGATGGCTGATTGTGTAGAAGATTTACAAGCGGGCCTAATACAGTGGCATGATCTGCCAGGGCCTGTGTTTGAAGTTGAATCCAATGTGCCCAGTGCTATTCTTAGAACCAATCAGCCTCATACAGTTATACAGGGCTCGGGCTTTAGGATCACTATCAGTTGTCAGTTGGTATTTGCAGATGGCAATCCAGCAGGAGTGTGGCAACACATCGAAAACAATATTTACAAATTAGGAGTTTAATGTTATATTTTGCATACGGTATGAATACCAACAACAATGCCATGAACAAGTCCAGTATACGACTAGGTCCGGCAAACCTATTAGATTACAAATGGGAAATGTTACAGTTTGCCAATGTGTTTGAATCTCGGGGCAATGCTGCCATTGGCATTCTATGGGAAATTGACGAGATTGAGTTGCAGGACCTAGACTATCGCGAAGGCTATCCTACATTTTATGATCGTATTACAACAGTTGTAGAGCACGATCGTCAACGAAAGCAGGCCTGGGTATATTACATGACACCGCATTATAGAACAAAGCTGACTGGTGTAAAGCCCAGCGAGCATTACTATAATTCAGTAGTTGAAGGCTTTGCCCAAGACGGGCTAGTTATTTCTTAGAATCAATATTGGCAGCGTCTCGAAACTTTTCATCTGCTTCGCGATCTACTTTTTGCTGTTCTACTACACGTTCACCGTCAATGATTTTACCACGCAAGTGTAGTACCACATCAACCTTTTGATTTAGTCTGATTAAATCGTTATCTAACATGCGTACACGATCAATCAAGGCAATAAGAGTATTACTGGCCGCACTCAATACTGGCTTAACTTCTTGTGTTGCCCATTGCCATACATAGAATATCAAATATCCCATGCCAGCAGCGGCCACAATAGGGAAACCGTATTTGTTAATTAAGTTGGCTAAATCCATAAGTTCTTATTCCTGTTATTAAATCTTCATCGTCGTATACTGGTGTACATACATGGCCCCATGTCAGTAAGAACACAGCATGTTCCTCGCCTTCAGCAACCCAAAATCTTGTGCGGTTAAGGTGAGCTTCAAACATGATTTTATTCTCTTTGATCCATTTGACAACGTTACGAAACTGCTCATCAAGTGTTAGCACGTAGTATTGTATCATATCTTTACTTTTTCATTTTTAATATCTTCAGCAATGTCACGCATTAGTCCCACTAATGGATCTACTTTAACCAACATGGCTTGCCCATTTATATTAGTAAGTTTAAAACAGTCACCGGCTCTCCAGCCTAACCGGTCAATGTTTAATTCTGGATCAAGTATAATGCCACCGGGATTTAGATCCCATTCGTACTCGTAGTGTTTCATTAGTCGCGTCTCGCATCAGTTTTGCCATCAGCTCTTGCAATACGCGATACATCTGGCTTTAAGCCCAGTGCATTGCTCACCACAGTGTCAATACGTATTACATCATGATTCATTGTTTTAACACGGTTGTCTAGTGCTTCAATGATGTTTTTAAGACCACTGACGCTGGAAGTAACACCAGCCAAGATGAACTTCAATGTCAAAAACACAAAATACCCGGCTGCAATAGCGGCTGCAATGGGAAAGCCCACTTCTGCTACTAATTTGAAAAACTCACCCATCTTGGTAATCCTTTATAATGTACTACTTATTGAAATGGCTTAAAAAATGGTGCAGTTTTAATAACGGTAAATAGAGTGAAGGTTATTGTGCAAAAACAATAAATATATCTATGAAACTACGTGAATTAATTATGATGGAGGATGGGGAAGCTGGTGTAGCAACCACATCCGGTGACATTGCCACTGTAGCTTATCCGTTATTTGTGCGTGGTAAGAGCAATAAAGCCAAGCGTAAAAACGCTAGAGCCGCTGTTGGTCAAAAATACGTGCCGGGCCCTAAGGGTGTTGGTACAGGCGTATTTGAAGGCTTTCCGTTAGGCAAAGTATTATCTTTTCCCGACTTAGTTGGACAAATTGAACATATACTACATGCCAAAAATAGATCCATTGGTTGGAAAATGAGCAAGCGTGATGATGATGTATTCTTATTTTCTGCAATGAATGATTACAATGTTCGATCTATGTTAATTGTTGCCAAGGTACAGGACGGCTGGGTCTCTGCTACAAACGGGTTTGTTGATCCGTTTGGCAAAGCTGAAATGCTTGATAAGCAAGAGTTACCAATGACTTTGGCCAGTGCTTCAGAAATTGCAGACGAAGCAATTAGTACATATCATGACATTGATTTAAGCGATTATGCAGACGAAGACGAGCAAGGTGTAGCAGAAGGCTTTGACGAAGCACATGTTGTAGGTAACGATAATGTTATCTATCGCTTGGATCGCGAAAACCCAATGAGCGACACAGAAGTAGCTGTACTTGGTGGAGCAGGCCGTTATAGCCTAAAGGCTCTACGTGACAAAGCACGTCGTGAAGCCGCAGAGTTGGCACAGGATCTAAGCGTTGAACATGGCGGAGCATTTAGACGCAGTGCTACAAATATCAAGCAGTTGACAAACACAATTAATACCATTGTTGCGGCCTACAATGAACTGGCCAGATTAAGACGCAAAGGTGGCCGTGGCAGTCGCGGTATCACAGATGAAGACGCAAACTTTATTCGCGAATGTATTCGTGTGGTAGAGCAGGCTACACAAAACTATCGCTTGATGGAAGGTTTAACAAAAGAACCAGATCCTAAAGGCTATGCCAAAGATAAGTTGACTAACCCCAAGTATACAATTGTAGTAAATACCCCGGGCGATTTAGATTGGTATAAAATTGGCACATATTGGCACAATAAAATAATTGATCCGCATGAATTTGGCCAGGACGATAGTGATACTGTTATGGTTGCACAAGGCGACGAAGAATACAAAGAAATGTTGGCCAAAATTAAAAAGATGGGTCTAACATACAAAATAATTGGCGGTACGAATGATCAGCCAGAAATTCACGATAAAGCATAAAGGGATAAAGAAATGATTCGCATTAGATTAATCAACGAAGGACGAGTAGTTAAACAGATTACAAGTCGTGTACACGAAGGTGTAGTACTTGAACAAATTAACAAGTACAAAGATCCATTTGACACAATTCAAATTGTAGAAGGTGAACTAAGCGAAGATGCCAAAAGCATGTTGCAACATGTGGCTCGTAAGATTATCCCGGCAGCAATGGCAGCAGGTGTAGCAATGAGCGGCGCAGGGCCTGCGCAAGCACAGGGTGGTGCTAATCCCAACTACCCAGGTATGAACTACAGTGTTGGTCAACACATGAGTGATATCTTTAGCCCAAATTACAAAGAAAAACTGCGTCAACGTGAACATAATCGTAGTACGGAGCGCCAAGTTTGGAATGCTGAACAAGATGAAATCCGTAAGCAACGTGTTGCAGGAGCTCGTGCCAGTGCAGGCGGTGGACAACAGCCGGTGATTTATGATCAAAGCAGATTAAGTCAAGACGGCAAGTCATACATTATCTACGGCATTGACAACAAGGTTCGACGCATTCCAGTTGCAGGTACTGAATACATGGTAGGTGATAGTCAACGTTTGCCACACTACATTACCAGTGGTGGTAGCGTATTGTATGTTCGCCATCCACATGCAGTGACCGGTGTAGCAGAAAGCATTGGTGGATCCAAAGACCAATATACAGCTCGTGACGCTTGGGTCGCTTCAATGGAAAAGAAATATCCAAATGGCAAAATTGCAACAGCTAGATCTGCTCCAACTGGATTTGTTACAGTTGACGGTAAGACAGTAGCACGTTTTCCAGCAAAAAAAGTAGCCGAAGGCTACACAGTCACACGCGGTATTGACAAGGAGCGTTATCAAGAGCGTCCAGGCTTAGAAGGCCCGTTTAGCACCAAATCTGGTAAAGTTGTTTATTACGACAAGACAGAAGGCAAGTACTATGATCCTGACACTGACTTTTACATTGGACACGATGACTATGCTAAAATGGACGAAGCCGCACCAGGTTTAGTTAAAGCAGCCGCTGGCTTGGCTTTAGGTGGAGTAGCAGCCGCAGGCGCTCCGGCTCTTGTTGCTATCTTAGGTCCTTTACTTGGTATCCCATTTGCTGCATACGCCGCTTATAGTGCTGCCAAATTGGGCATCCGAGGTGTAGAACAGCTATGGGACTTGGCCTCAGAGAAATTGGGGGGCGATGACAAAGTTGCACAATATACAAGCAGTAAGATTGCTACATTACCTCCAGAACAACAAAAAGCTGCCGTAGCCACAGTCAAGCAAATTGGTGAAAGTAAGCAAGGAGTAGTTGAAGATGCCACAGTGGGTACTATTCCTGCAAGTGGTACAGTTGGTACGTCTGGCAGCATGGGTCAGCGTACACAGTTCGCCCCAACAGGCAAAACAACCAATGCCAAGTTCAACAAGAATGGTCAAATTGAATTAGACACTGAACAAGAAGCAGACGGTAGTGTCAATTTAGATCCAGCGGCAGTAAAACAATTACAGCAGGCTGGTGTACAGATCAAAGAAAACGAAGACAGTCCAGTAGCCGGTGCTATTGTTCGTCGTATCATGAGCCAACGTTTAGATTTATTAAAACAATACGGTCCAGTTTTGGTAACACAGGCTGTTGACGAAGTTGCTGACTTTGTTGGCGATGTAGAAGAAATTGGAAGTAGCGATGTATCAGGTTGGGTCAAGCACGTTGAGCAGTTGCTGGGCAACATGCAAGAATCAGTAACTGAAGGCACAGATACACTAGATGGTATTCTGAGTAAGTTTAGCACAGACTATGCCAAGTTTAAAGCTGGTGGTGACATTGATGAGAACCAAGACTTCTTTGATGCACTGTACGAATACTACTTTGATGAGATGCCATATGGTGTAAAGAAAGCACGTGATGGCGATCCTTATGAATGGATCACTGATCGGTTAGATCAGGAAAGCGGCATTAGTCCAGTTGCAGAAGCTGTTGAGTCAATGACTCCTAACTGGGCAAAATATGTACTGGATCAAATTTACAATAGTGATGGCGCAGTCACACTGACTGACCTGTTTGACGAAGGTATCCCGGGCTTGCACGACATGTTCATGGCAACTGCTAAAGCACATGGCCTTGATCCAGAAGAAGAATTTGAAGATGTTCAACATGAACTAACTGTAGAATTAGAAGATATCATCAAAGGTGGTCACGGTTTAGTTGAAGCTGAAGAAGAGGAAGCCACCCCTGGCGATCAAGCAGCCGCAGATCAAAACATCATCATGCAAATCCGCAAGGCCAGCGATTATGAGCGTCCAGCTCGTATTAAATTAGCTGACGGGACTGAAAGCATTATTGCTCCAAACATTGCCAAGCAGTTACTGGCCAAATTTGAAAAAATGAAGCCAGAAAGCAAGGCACTGTTACAAAATACATTGAACACAGAAGAGGGCTTTAAAGAAATTTTAGCTTACTTTGGTGGCGGTGTACGTGAACAAGCAGCGGCCCGCGCTGGCAAAATTATGCAATCAGCAATGGCTGAAGCTGGTTTAAACGAAGGCCCTTTAGATGATGTTAGAGCACGAATGGACGCTAGACGTAATCCGCCTGCCAAGTCAGCTGCTAATTTACCAACAACTCCTCGCCCACCAGTGCCACCATACACTGCACCTGCCGCAGCAGAAGCGCCCGCTGAATTAAAAGCTGGTGACATCATTGGTTATAAAGTGCCTGGCTCAAAAATGATGCCCATCAAAGCCAAGGTTCTAAAATTAATGAGTGGTGGCTTTGCTATGGTCAGCGTTACAAGCCCAAAAATGATTGCTCAAAATAATGGTAGCCCTGTTATCACTATTGGTCCAATGAAAGATTTGGAAATTCAAAATCCATACAAGGAACTATCAACAAAGCCAACAGCTACTGACGCTGATGCCCCAGTAGCTATCATGAAAGAAGACACTGAAGATTGGTTGCCAGCATACAAAGCATTGGCCAAGAACAATGGAGCACCTGAATCTTTAAAATTTAGCGATGCTTACCGTAACATTATTTGGAAAAAACAGATGGCATTAGTTGCAAAAGCTAATAACATTACAGATAGAAACAGTTTGCAAAAATTTGTAGAAGACTATGCTACCGATCCAGACAGTGCTGAACGTTCCCAATATTTGGCTTACGAAGTTGAAAAGTTAGTAGCACAAGCACCAAGTATGGCTGAAATGCGTAAAGTACTGGCACAACAACCTGACACAATACATCAGCAAAACATAACTTCTATTCAAAACAGATTAGAGTTGGAAAATGTTCCATTGCAACATGAATTATCAGTTCAAGCATTGCTAAACAAAGTTGAATTAGATCAAGCAGACCAGAAAGAGTTATTAGATCTTGATATGGAAGCACGATTGGCCATTGTAAAGATGAAGCAAGATTTAGAGCTTGATGCCAAAGAACGTTTAGTACAGATTGAACGAGAAATCGAAGATCGTAAAGAACGTGAAGATGTTCGCAAGCACGAGTTAGAAATGGCGCAAGCTGGCTATAAACACGAAATTGCTGTTATTGATGCTACTGCACAAGGCGAGTACAAGAAAGCAAAATTAGAAGCTGATTATCAAATTCAAATTAAACAACTCGACAACATTGATAACGCTGAAGAACGCAAAGGCAGACTTGATCAGATCAACGCCGAAAAGGCCAAGCAGTTGGCCTTGATTGATTCTGAAACAAAAGCAAGAGTTGAAGTAATGCAAAAAGAAGTTGATGTTGAACAGCAATCAAGCGACATTAAAATTCAAAGTGCATTTATGATGGCGTTCAAAGACGTTTGGGCTAACTCACTAAGTTCTGCAGCAAGCGCAGCTGGACAAGCGTGGGATGTGGGTATTGCAAACGTTAAGAAAGCACTGGCAATGATGTCTAAACCAATTATGCCAACTGCACAAAAAGAAAGTCGTTATGATCGTCGCGATGCTTATCAACGTGATTATGATTCAAGTGTAGCAGGTATGGGCAAGCATCAGTCGCAAGCATATCAACAAGACGGTGGTGCTAACGATGAAGATCATGCAGGTGATGCTCGTCGCGAACAACAAACACAGTCAGGTACTTGGTACATTCGCCTTAATGGAAAACTCATTAGAGACAAAGCAGGTGAGCCGTATACATTCCGTGGCAAGGCAGCTGCAAATAAAGCCGCACTAACAATGCAGGCTAAATTGTTTAATCAGGGCAAAGAGTTTATGTTAACTACTAACCCCAACGACAAAACAGCGTAAACAACTGATGACATAGAATTGCCGCTTAATGCGGCAATTTCTTTGGCAAGATTAACGTATAAGTATGTCTATGGATGTTATACTTTTAAACAGCGGGCCTCGAGATTTAAATCAAATCTCACCCTATAGAACCCTGGGCGCATACAAAATTGCACATTATGCTCGCGCCGCTGGTTACGACACACAAGTAATAGATCATGTGATGTTTCAGACTGAGCAACAACTAAGACAGTGTATATTAAAATACATTTCAAATACCACATTAGCAATTGGCGTCAGCACTACATTCATGCGCGATCCCGATAGGCCACAACAGTCATTACCGCCACACCTTATTACAGTATTAAACGAAATTTCTGAACAGTTCCCAAATGTCAAATTGATTTTTGGAGGGTACGGCACATACTTGGTCACCACCACAGTGTGTAAAGATTTTGTTAAGAACCCATACGCAGTGATACAACAGTACGGTGAAGATACATTTGTTGATGTGCTGGATCATCTAAGAGGAAAGGGTCCGGAGCCAGTCTGGTCCATTGCTCCCACTAGTAATGTAAACCGCTTTAAGAAAACAATCAAACAATATGCGGCACCGTCAGCAGTACGATATAACATTGAGACTGATGCATTTAAATTCACCGAGCATGATGCTGTTATGCCCAATGAAACACTGCCAATTGAGATCAGCAGGGGTTGTATTTTTAAATGTAAGTTTTGTAATCACTTGCTGTTGGGCCGCGGCAAACTTGATTACTTGCGAGACTTTGAATTGGTACGCGAGGAAATTGTACACAATTATGAAAAGTGGGGTACCACTAACTATTTTGTAATTTGCGATACGTTTAATGACACTGAATATAAAATGAAGGCCTGGCATCAGATGGTAACATCCTTGCCATTTAAAATAAATTGGACATCGTACCTTAGAGCGGACTTGTTACATAGATTCCCTGATGTGCCGCATATGCTGGCAGAGACTGGATTGTTTTCATGTTATCATGGAATTGAAACCCTAGGCGAACGTGCATCTCAAGTGATTGGAAAAGGCTGGAGTGGTAAAGAAGCCAGCGAATACATTCCGCATTTATACCACAATGTATGGAAAAAACAAGTGTTCCAAACACTTAGCTTCATTGTGGGCTTACCCGGTGACACTGCTGATAGTCTTTTAAACACTGCCAAATGGTTTAATGAAAACGACTTGTATAACATATCTTGGCATCCCTTGGGCTTGGGGTCTGGTAATATTAAAAATGCCAGCGAATTTGAACGCAATGCTGAAAGTTATGGTTACACACTGTCAGGTAGATTCAATTGGAAAAACGAACACTGGACAGATATTACTGCTACAGACTTTGTCAAAGCTGAATTAAATCCTGTGACAGATCCATCAAATGCACGGCACGGCAGCTGGAAAATTATGCAGTTAAGACAAATGGGTTATGAACGGGACGCATTTCTTAAGGAAAATAACTCAAAATGGAGCCAATTAGAGCAACTGGCAAAAGGCCAGCAATTCATTGACACATACGTTGCAAAATTGTTGTCTCAGTAATAAATACATTCAATAAGGATTAACACTATGAAATTTACAGATCTCGGCGATAAAGGACCACAATTCAAACTGCAAGGTGTGGCAGAAGCAGGACTCAAATTCAACGGTGGGTTTCCGGATGTGGATCATATGAACGGACCACGAGGTATCAACTTACCATCAGCACCCACTAAAAAATTCTTCACTGATAAAAAACAGTGGGAACGAGCAGTTAATGATATCAATAGTTCAAAATATGATGACAACAGCGAGTACACTGGTCAAACAGGTCGCAGTACAGTATCAATTGATGGCCGTGAATGGGCAAGATGGAGTGACGCACAGCAAAAAGGCTACATTGAATTGAGTTCAATGTCTGAGCAAGGTGTGGCGGAGATGGACTCGCAGGGTTACACTGGTAGCCGTGATAATAAGAGTAAAAGTACTTACGGTTCAAGAGACGATTATGAACTTGGTCACGAAAAAGAATATACTGCTAAAGCGATTACTCCAGGTCAAACAACTAAAAAAGCTACGGACATACTTAACAAAGCATTTAATAATGCAGATGTTGACGAAGCCAGTTTAGCATCCATGCGTGACTACTTTAGTCAACCCGATAACAATACTGTGGCAGTTGATAATGAGTATGGTGCGCCAGAGCGTAAAAAGCCAGCAAATGTACCATCAGAGATTCAGATTATAATCAATAAAATGTATCGTGTGGGTAAAATTACACCACAAGAGCTTGATGTGTTAAAACGCTTTCAGGCCAAGACTGGTATCAACGTGGGTTTAAAAATTAAAGAAGCTAGCAATGCTTATGCAATTGGTATGGCTTCTGCAATGAAGAGTACTGGTGATAAGCCACCATTGAAGAAAAGCACAATTAACAAAGCACATAAAATTGCTCGTGCGATTGAAAAAGACGAATAACAGGAGATCATAATGATCGAAGTCACAATTGATGTATTAGTAGAGTGCTTGCCAGACGCCAAGCGTAGTAATTTAGAAAAGTTTATTGAAGGTTTAAATGAAACATTTGAACACTTTGAAATTGACACGCCTGAACGAATGGCCATGTTCATTGCACAATGTGCCCACGAAAGCGGCAACTTTGGTACCACTCGCGAAAACTTGAACTACAGTGCCAAGGGTTTGACTGGTACATTTAAGAAGTATTTCCCCACAGAAGATTCAGCAACATCATACGCACGTAAGCCAGAAAAGATTGCCAATCGTGTGTATGGTTCGCGTATGGGCAACGGGCCAGAATCATCAGGTGAAGGATTCAAATACTGTGGACGTGGCCTAATACAACTAACAGGCAAAGACAACTACACTGCATGCGGCAAGTCATTGGAGTTGGATTTATTAACTGATCCTGCACAAGTGGAAGAAAATCCAGTTGCTGTGCTAAGTGCCGGTTGGTTCTGGAACACACGTAGACTGAACGAGTGGGCTGACAAAGGCGATATTACCACTGTGACTAAAAAGATCAATGGTGGCACCATTGGCTTAGCAGATCGTAAAAAGCATTATGAGCACATTTTGGAAGTACTTCACGCATTAGAAGACTAAGTAATATTAACACGGCCCCAACCACTGCGGATTAATTACCCATGCACGTTGGGGTTTTTCTTGGCTGCAATATCTTTAACTACACACATAATAAATAAAGCATGAAAGAAATGATTTGGTACTGCGACCACAAGAATGATAATCCCTTTGAGTTGCACAGCTACCTACAGCAGTTTATTACAAACGATACTGACGACATAGATCACTTTACTGTACAGCCCACAATTGATCTAACCATACTCGCTGAGTTTGCTTCTGCTATTAAAGTCAAAACGTTTCCGGACTATACGGCCAATTCTAATGGCGTTGTTGTTATTGGACTGCACGGTGGCTGGGATGTGATCAAACTTGAACTAATTACCAAATGGTTCATATCTGATCATAATCGACTACAGGCCTGGCAAGATGAGTCTTGTCGCATAGTACTTGACTACAGCATGGAGGGCTTTGGTAAAGAAGCCTTTGGAGATTTATATAACTGGAGTCGGACATATGGATTAGAGGATAGACTTATATATGTGTCCGGCGACATGATCATCAAAGACAACTATCGTGCATGGTGTGCTCGACATCGTGTTCGTCCTGCAATGTCAGCAGTGTACTATGGTTATTTTGCAGTCTGGGGCAGTAGGCAACTACAAGCAACTGCACAGATCACAAGACGTCGACGTTATATGAGTTTGAATCGTAGGCCACACTATCATCGTATCATGATGATGACCATACTTGAACGTCGTGGCCTATTAGAACACGGTACTATCAGCATGCCCCGAGACTTTACAGAGCCGGACATTGGGTGGTCTGCAGATCAATGGGACTTGCGTAGATTATGGGACGAGTTAAAAGATCTACAAACAGGATTCTTAGACCACTATGAACCTGCGTTTGAATCATTGTGCAAGCGTTTACCATTGATAGCTGACAGAACTGACTTTGAAACTAATCATGCATTAGATTTTAATACAGACTTGTACAGCGAACACCCTGTTAATTTAATAACAGAAACTCTGTGTTTTACCACTAGTGCATTTGCGTCAGAGAAGATATGGAAGCCAATGGCAGCAGGACAGATCTTTTTAGTACTAAGTGGACCATACTACTTGCGTGGCCTACGCCGTAGTGGCTTTCGCACATTTGCTCCGTTCATCAATGAGGAATACGATGAAGAGACTGAACCAATTGCTCGTGCCAATTTGGTAGCTCGCGAATTGCAACGCCTGATAAGTATCAGTGACGAAGAATTTGACAATATCTTGGCTCAATGTCAGGATATTATACAGCACAATCAAAAGTTGATCACGGACCAAAACAAAATAAAAGCTACTGCGGCCTGTGACTTAGTTAATAATTTAGAAGGCAAACATGGAACCAATTAAAATTCATTTGAATCGAGTTAAACAACAACTAGATGAAGTCAGCAGCGCATATTGCGTGGCCAAATGGCAACAGGTTACTATACACTTGGCAACGGGCCAAACGCACAGTTGCCACCATCCAGCTACTCATCATATTCCCTTGGAAGAAATTGCAATCAATCCTTCTGCGCTACATAATACCAAGTTTAAAAAAGAACAACGTCGAAAGATGCTGGCTGGCGAGCGCCCTAGAGAGTGTGACTACTGCTGGAAAGCTGAGGACTCGCCTGGCGATCATTACAGTGATCGAGTTCACAAAAGTGCTGACCCAGTCTGGGGCAAACCATTCCTTAAAGAGTCAGCAGCCATGCCATGGGACGCTGACGTAGTCCCTGCTTATGTAGAAGTATCGTTTAGTAATGTATGCAACTTTGGATGTGCGTATTGCAGTCCAGACATCAGCAGTACAATTATGCAAGAAGCCAAACGCTACGGCCCCGTTAAACTTGATGGTGGACGTGTTGATCGTGACATTATTAAATTAGAGCAACAAGGCCGCATGCCTATTCCCAACAGGGAACACAATCCTTACATTGATGCATTTTGGGCCTGGTGGCCTACACTGTACCCCAAGCTAAAAGTATTCCGCATCACTGGTGGCGAACCCCTGATGGCCAAGGATACTTTTAAAGTATTAGATTGGATTATTGCGAACCCTAACCCCGAACTTGATCTTGCTATCAACAGTAATTTGGGTGTTGACGAAAAGTTGCTAAAAGAGTTTTTAGAAAAAGCCAACCACATTCAAAAAAACAACCTGGTAAAGAGCCTAAAGATTTTTACGTCTTGTGATACATGGGGCAAGCAGGCTGAATACATTCGTACTGGATTGAATTACAAACAATGGTACGCTAGATTGTGGGATATTACATTACGTTATCCTGCGCTGAGTATCACTGTCATGGTCACGTTTAACTTGTTGAGTATTCCGCGATTTGAATCATTCCTTCGTGATATGTTGGCCTTGCGTTCATCTGCCAGTGTTGAAATAAACAATTCAGGTATGCGTGGTGTTGGATTAGACTTTCCGTATCTGCGTCATCCGCGTTACCTAAGTTCGCTTATTGCAGATCCTTATATGTTGGTGTTACTGGATCGTTCTATACAGTTTATGCGTCACAACACTGCCACATTCCAGCAAGTTGATTACCATGATGGCTTTTATCCACACGAAGTAGAAAACTTACAGCGTGTGTACAACATTGCGTCTGCAGAATGGCAAGGCAGTCTGCAGAGTCAGATAAGTAGACGTGACTTTTATTTGTATATTACAGAACATGATCGTAGAAACGCTACTGACTTTAAAACAGTGTTTCCGGAGATTGCATATTTTTACGATCAATGTCAACAAGAATACGAAGATTCGCAAGTTGCTAGAGAAGCGACTATTAATGAAAAAGAAGAAACATGAAACGTGTAGCAATGATTGGATTGGGCAAGCTGGGTTTGCCCTGCGCAGAAGTAATGGCCGAACATTACGATGTTTGCGGGTTTGATATTAATACAGTAGACCCGACACAAACAGTCACTATTAAAAGCTCAATCAAAGAAGCGGTAAAGGGTGCTGACATTATTTTTGTTGCAGTACCAACACCACACAATCCGCAGTATGGTGGAGAAACTCCCATCTCTAATATGACGCCATGTGACTTTGACTATACTCCTGTTATTCGAGTCTTTGAGCAAATTAATCCACACGTGACTCAGGATCAATTGGTAGTGTTAATCTCTACAGTATTGCCTGGCACAGTTAGAGACAGTTTAATTGGCTATTTGACCAATGCACGTTTCATTTACAATCCATATCTTATTGCCATGGGCAGTGTCAAGTGGGATATGGTCAATCCAGAATGTCTTATCATTGGAACTGAAGATGGATCCATCACTGGTGATGCACAAGAACTAATTGAATTTTATAAGCCACTGATGAAGAATGAACCACGTGTTAACGTGGGCACATGGGATGAAGCAGAAGCCATTAAGATTTTCTACAATACATTTATTAGTGCTAAAATTGGTCTTGTCAATATGATCCAAGACGTTGCAGAAAAGAACGGCAACATCAATGTAGATGTAGTAACAGATGCACTGAAGGCTGCAACACAGCGTATCACAGGACCACGTTATTTGACAGCAGGCCTAGGTGATGCAGGCGCTTGCCATCCACGTGACAACATTGCACTACGTTGGCTAAGTGGCAAGTTGGATTTGGGTTACGATATGTTCCATGCTATTATGAGTGCTCGTGATAGTCAAGCACACGCAATGGCCTCAAAGCTGGTACGACTTGCACAAGAGCATGAAATGCCAGTGGTGATTCACGGAAAGGCATACAAGCCTTATGTTCCCTACACCATTGGCAGTTATAGCCTATTGGTGGGCCACTTTATCGAACATGCTGGTGTTGAATTGATTTATGTAGATCCTCTGACTGACGACGTTGAAGGACCAACTGTGCCAGCAGTTGTATTAATGGCGCACAATCCGGCAATTACATACGCTGGAACAGGTGTTGAAATTAAACCTGATGAATTTTATTATGACATTGTTCCAGGCAGTATCATTGTTGACCCATGGCGCACTATTAAAGAGTTCCCAGGATGCCGTGTTGTCCATTATGGTAATCCCAAATTTAGCCTGCCTACTATCAATGGACGCATTTTAAATCCTGTTAACAGTTGTGATATCTTTGTTGAATTGTATTCGCAATTTAAGTTTGCATCCAAACGTAATGAACCAATGACATACTTTGCATTGGCCCCAATTGAAGCAGTTAACAAGCCGTTGGCCGCAGCCGAATACATTGCAGCGACACGGGCTCGTATTGGGCTGTTTAAGTCAGATGATCGTATTGTGTTTATTACGCCAAACGAAGGCATGATTGCTCATGCATTTATGTGGAGAGACCAACTAAAGAAGTTCTGGCCCGAATTGACCAGCGACCAGTGGTACTATGCAAATGAATTGCAAAGTGCAGGGCAAGCATTGGCATTAGCTGGCGTAAGTGAAAGTGAAATTAATCTGCTAAACTTTGTATCCATTGATAAGTGGGTGGAGAGGAGTACAACTGCCACGCACGAATACGAAAATAAAACTGCAAACTTCCTAAGCTATAATCGTGTTATTAAAGGTCACCGTTGCCACTTGGTGGGGGAAATGTTACTGAATGATTTAGTTGACGGCAATATGATTAGTTTTGTACACAGTGGCGAATTATATCCGGGGGTGGATAAAACAGCAGTAGAAGTTGTGCAGGGTTCACTTTACATGACGCCTGCCGTTAAAGAACGTATTATTCCCTTGTTAGATGAGTCATTGACAATTGATGAGTATGATGTTACTCAGAATGGTCCCACAGTAGGCAATCACTTTGAACAATCCTTGCTAAGTGTTATCACTGAAACAACTTATGAAGAAGGTGATGTGTTTATTAGTGAAAAGACTTTTAAGGCCATTGCACACGGACATCCGTTTATCATTGTGGGACCAGCAGAATCTCTGCAAGTGCTTCGACGAATGGGATTTGAAACATTTAGCGATGTCATTGATGAGTCATATGATACAGAGTATGAACCGGTCCCTCGTATGGATAAGATCATTGCAGAGCTAAAACGAATCGATTCATTGGACGAGGACAGCAGGCTTGACCTGTACCATAAGCTGATGGAAGTTGCTAACCGTAATAAAACTAAGTTTGATACCTTTACACAGGATAAGAATCAAAGTAAATTTTGGCTATTTGCCAACTCATTGGCGCAGTAACATGTTGTTGTATTCGCACGAAGATGTGAATCCAATTCCTTATACAGAAGTGTTTAACGAATTTGCGAATTTAAAAATTGTTGTTTGTCCAATGCGAATACCCGAACCTGGCTATGATGGCCAATTCATTTCGTACATTACAAATAAGTTAAAAGCATTTGACGCAGTAGATCGTGTCATTGTTGACGACTTTACTGAAGCTATTTCACTTGACAAAGTTGAACAACTAATCAACAGCATCGAGACTGAATGTGGTATTAGTCGAAATAACATTGTGTTTGTTAATGGTGGAGAAGCAATCGCCCCCAATGTTATTGCATATCCAACTTTCTATGATATTAGTAATGGTCGTTTGTTAGGCTACCAAAATAATAACGTAGTGCCTTGGGCCAATCGAGAAAAGTTACTGATTAGTTTATCACGTAGGCCGTGTTGGTTCAGGGTAGCTATAACCCAAGAGTTGATTAAACGTAATTTACTGGAGCATTCCATAGTCAGCTGTGGCACCGATTCTACGTTTGGCGATGACGGTTGGATTAATTTATTTGCCAAGCCAGACTACCACAAGTACTTTCCAATGACAGTAGACGGAACCATTACTCGCGAAGAAGAATATACTTCAAACGGATTGGAGTTTAGCAGTGCATACATCAATCTTGTGTCTGAATCAAGTCATAATGTATTTCCATTCAGACAATCTGAGCTACAACGTTATTTTAATGAATGTAACAGCTTGCATGCGCCAGACGGACTGCACCAATGGGAACGAGTATTTGTAACAGAAAAAACAATCAAAGCAATTGCAATGCAGCAGATCCCAATTTTTAATACAGTCAAGCACCATGTTCAACACTTGCGATCCATTGGATTAGATTTGTTTGACGATATAGTTGATCATGGCTATGATAACATAGACGATCCGCTAGAACGTATACAAGCTGTTGCTGTTCAAGTTGAGACTACATATAATCGGGGGTTTGATTACTTTAGGTCTATTCCAAATATAGAACAACGACTATCACATAACTATCAGTGTATTAAAACATATCATGCCACAGCATTAGAAGTTGCGCACAATCAAATAAAGGATTTTTTAAATCATGGGCATGTCACCTTATAAAATGCTAGACATTCACTTTCAGGATCTAATCACTGATGATGCAAAGTGTGTAGTAGAAATTGGAAGCGAACGCGGGGAAGGCAGCACTGCTTATTTCAGGGACTGGTCACAAGCACGTAATGTAGCATTCCACACTGTGGATGTTACAGACGATGCACAAACCCACTTTACCAACAACCCTGCATTTGGTGGCGCAGGCAACACCAACTTTCACACTGTTGACACAGGGCATGCTTGGTGCAGGGATGTACTACCAACCCTGAGCAAACAAATTGCAGTGCTGTACTTAGATAACTTTGATTGGATTGATCCTGTCAATTTACAGTACCAATGGCTACATGACCAGATTGCTGCCTATGCCGAGCGCGGAGTTGTTATGAGTAATGAGAACAGTCAAGAAGAACACAGACTGCAAACACTATATTGCTTGCCATACATGGCACCACAAAGCATTATTCTCATTGATGACAGTTATCAAGATGTCACTTCTACAACAGGTTGGGGCGGTAAATGCGGCACTGCTATTCCATTGATGCTTGCAGCTGGATACACAATAGCAAATACAACACAGGGTATTGTTTGCTATCGTGAAATAAACTTTTAAAGTTTATGGCTTGTGATGCATCTTATCATCGTCGCAATGTCTGCGTAATAGATCACATACATCGTGCAATGTTGTTCTCCAATTAGTACCGCGGCTCTCGTCTAACACATCCATGTACTGCACAAAGTCATTTAGAAAAGTATAATCAGTATTTGAATCATCAATGTACTTTTCTAATAGGTTGATCATTGTTGTATGCCAGGCCTGTTGCGCAGTACTCACAACTGGTAAGTTTTTGTAAACTGCAATAATTTCTTCTTTGGCTGATCGCGGCAAGTAACGCACGTCTAACCATTTAGGGCCTTCCAAGAAACGAAATTCAGGCTTGACATTATATTTTGCAGCCATCTCGCATACACGCGGGATAGCATAAATTGTAGCGATACCAATGCAACTAGAAACGTACTCAATTGGAATTTTCTGTTCATTGAGCGTTTGTAAATTTTCTAAAAAGCGATCGTAATTTCCCGGATTCCGTATCAAATGATATCGTTCGTCAGTTTCGTCAACACTCACGCAAAGTGCCGCACTGCGGAATAGTTTCAGCTTATCTAAGATCTTTGGATTAAGCACTGTTAAGTTTGTGTCAAATCGCAATGCGATATTGAAGTTGAGTTTGGCTTCAATGAGCATATCCAAACAAGTGTTTAACGCCGGCACCAGGAAAGGTTCACCACCTGTAAAATAAATATGGTTAAGCTGTGGCATAATACGTTTGAAGTTTTCCCACCAAATTGGGCTTTCCCACCACTTGTCAAAGCCTAGTTTATTACGTCCGTGAACGTCTTTTTCAATTTTAAATTGACGGAACTTGCCCAGGTTAAACGGCTTATCATACAATTTCATCCAATCATCATACCACATATTACTATGCTGTGGGCTACACATTGTACATTGTAAATTACATAAATTACCAAATCTCAGATGCAAGTTTACAATTGGAGAAGTAACAGCACCAGTCTCAGCATTGGTATACTGTTCTACCGTTGACAACTTTACATATTTGGCAACTCGTGCAGTACTTTGTATAACACGTTGACGTTTTGATCGTCCTTGAAAGATTCTATTAGGAGAAGCCAGGCTTTTCCATTCAGTAACATCCCTACTTGATTCTTCAGCATCATAGCAATTGCGGCATCGCTGCGGCTTTTCTCCTCTGCTCAATTGCATGCGGTGCTCTCGATGAGTTTTACTGTTTATTGCTTCTTCAAATGAATGGGTGAGCACGTTCATAACAACGTCGTTGTCGTCACGGGCCATTCCAAAATCTGCATCATAGTTTGCTAAACAGCAAATGGTGTAATCCCCGGCCATGCTTACTTCAATTTGACTCCATGCCTCGGGACAGAAGCTTTCTTTATTATATGTCATGCAGTTAAATCCTTTGTTAGCGCATTTACTATATCTTGTACTGGTAGAATGTCCATAATATGGTCAATTCCCTTACCAGCAAACACATGCCCAGTGGTTGGATTTCTAATTCCAGCAGCCAATCCATGTGTATTGTTGTTTACATCTTTATGCCATTCATTGAAAATGAGTGCATGTTGCTTGGCACCATTTTTAAGTTTGCCAATGTCATTGGCACTTGCAGATATCATTTTGAGTTTTGTTTCATTGGAGATAGAACTTTCTTCAGCAGCAGCAAATATTGTGCCCAATCCAACACCAACTGCGCCAGCATCAATGCACTCTTGAATTTGAGCCGACGTTCCAATTCCGCCTGATGCAATTATATGCAAGTGTGGATACAACTCTTTGCATTTTTTAATTCTGGCAATCAATGATGTACCATCGTCGATCACACGGCCTGCGGCATCTGGCCCCTTAAGGATAACACCATCAACAAGTGTTTCTTCTAAGTCTTCCAAGTGTAATGCTTTACAGAGTACAAGTACATTGTTTGCTCTAAGCTCTAACAGACGAGCATTTCGTTTTGCAATGCGTTCATCTGTAATTTCTACTTCATTTGGTGCGTCAAACACTATTTCCAAAACTTTTATTTGACAATCGATTAGTAGTTTGAATGAATCATCGTCGATGATAGTATCAACTGCTACGCTTACTAATAATGGCGCATAATCTGTCAAAGTGTTATATTCGTTAACTGCCTGTTTGAATTTCTCTAATCCAAATTGGCCTGGCCCAACATAGTAGTTAAAAATTGACAAACTTGGTAAGATACCGGCCTTAGCACCAGCAACTGCTAATTTGACATCGCTTACTCGATTCATTGCCATTATTACAATTGGGTATTTGCAGTTAAAAAATTCAGTAAATAGCTTCATATGAATACTTATCATTCATGTCAACCCAGGAATCTGTCAGATGGCTATGAAATTTACTGAAACGCTACAATTTATTAAAGAAATTACAATTGAGGGAGATCTGTTGGAAATTGGATCAGACCGTGGAGATGGTAGTACCTATATTTTTGCAACGCTTGCTAAAAATCTTGACCGCAAATTATTTTCAGTTGATGTAGATAAGGATATTATTGACCACAACCAAGAAGAATTTAGTCGGTTACCATTTAGTTTGCCTGTTGAGTTTTTTAACCAGACTGGTGAAGATTTTTTAGATGCAAACAAGGATCTGAAGTTTAGTATTGTGTTACTTGACAATTTTGACTGGGACTGGAATCCGCAAAACACCGATTCCAGTATAGTTGCTCAGCAGATTAGATATCGCGAACAATTTAACTTGGAAATGAATAACCATCAGAGTCAATTGACCCATCTTAAACAAGCACTACGGCTTAGTCAGATGTTAACGGATGAAGCCATGATAGTATGTGATGACACATATTGGGCCAATGAATATGGAACATATACTGGCAAATGTGGTGCTGTTATACCATATCTCGAAACCCTAGGTTTTGATGTAGTGTTAAACAAAGACCACGGAGTAGTCTTAATAAGAAAAAATAAATGAAAATAGTAATTGCCACTGGTGGATTTGATCCTGTGCATTCAGGACACATAAAATATTTACAAGCTGCTCGCCTGCACGGCGATAAGCTGGTTGTTGGACTTAATTCTGATGCTTGGTTAGAGCGTAAAAAAGGCAGACCGTTTATGCCTTTTGCGGAACGTCGAGCAGTACTTGAAGGGCTACGGTGTGTGGACGAAGTTGTGGCGTTTGATGACACGGATGGCAGTGCTGTCAAATTGCTGGAAAGCATACAACGTAGCTATTCTTATGCCGAAATCGTCTTTGCCAATGGCGGAGATAGGACAGCTGATAACATTCCCGAAATGGCTGTTAAAAATATACTATTCAAATTTGGTGTTGGTGGAGAAGACAAGGCCAATTCAAGTAGCTGGATCTTGGAAGAATGGAAAGCCCCTAAAACTTTACGTCCATGGGGTTACTATCGTGTGCTACATGAAATGCCCGGGACCAAAGTTAAAGAACTCATAGTCATGCCCGGCCAGAGTCTAAGTATGCAACGCCATCAACATCGTGCGGAGCACTGGCATGTTTCCGAAGGCCGCTGTGTGGTCAAATTTGGTGACGGTGAACAGGATCGCACACTGCACCAGTTTCAACATATTCCTGTTGGGCAATGGCATCAATTAACCAATCCATTTGATGAGCCATGTCGAATGATTGAGATCCAATACGGCTTGCAATGTGTCGAAGAAGATATCGAGAGAAAAGCCAACTAAAGTACGATCCACTTGTGTGTAATGTATCCTAAATATTGCTAGGAGGATGCGCACCATGAGTGGTAATTTATTAAGAAAATATATCGATATTATCAATGAGGGTCTTGACCCAGTTGGCAAAGAAGATAGCGATATAAACAATGATGGCAAAGTCAACAAGTCAGATCAGTATCTTAAAAATCGACGTAAAGAGATCAGCAAAGACATCGAAGAAGCCTGGGACACTGACACACAGGTTAGTCCGAGCGAACGCGGCAAGTATGAAGGCAAGACCAAAGCCGAACTGTTAACAGCGTACAACAATCTAAAAGCAACAGGACCACATCCAAAAGGCTCAAAGGAATTTGGTCGTATGAAAGAGTTAGCGTTTGCCGTTAGAGCCAAAAGTAATTGGGGACCAGTGGCATAAAGTTCTTGACAACGCTCTGGATTTGTTGTATACTTACTAGGTAAGACATTAACTAACCGGAGATTTACATGAGCTTTTCCCCAGACCAAATTGCAAAACTAAAACGAGTGATCCAAGAAGGCGTCCAAGTCAAACGTGAGATTGACGACCTTAGTGTAGGACTCAAAGAAACTGTTGCAGCCATTGCAGAAGAAATGGAAATTAAGCCAGCAGTGCTGAACAAAGTAATCACCAAAGCATTCAAGGGCGACTTTGACAAAGACCAATCGGACTTTGAAGCAATGGAAGAAATTCTAGAAGTTACTGGCAACAAGGTGTAATGAACAAACTGTTATCTAGTGTAGGCAACTACATTAGGGAAGACTGGCGAGAAAATCCCTTACGATGTGTATTGGAAATTTTCGCTTGGTTCTTGAGTATTGGCTGTGCATTGACAATGGCACTAACAGTACCCAATCCACCTTTCCTAATTTTGTACCCGTTGTTTATAATCCAATGTATAATTTTTGCATGGGCCGCTCGCACTCGCGGCAGTGTTGGCATGCTGGCCAACTATGTATTGTTAGTCACAATCGATTCGATTGCCTTGGTTAAAATGTGGATGTCATGACATGGATCAGCGAGTTGTAATACATCATTGGCGCTATGATGACGGTTGGCATAATGTGCCTGCTGTTCTACGTAAGCCTGGCGAAGCCGAGCGTGAGTTCCGTGAAGAAATTGTTGGTTGGCACTGCTGGGCGTACTGTGAAGACCATCATGCATTCATTGAATGGATGGAGGAACATTGTCCCGGTGCTGACTGCTCGCCTAGATTCAACAGTGGTGATCCAATGGTCACTGTAAATATCACCAACAAAGATGAGGCAGCATATTTCATGCTGAATTTTGATGTCTGACAGATGGCTAAACTATAACCTATACATTGGCGATGCAGTAGAAGAAGATGTATATGCTTGGCTATGCGAAAGCATTGCACCATTGCTTATGACTACACAAGCCGAATACGATTATTATGATATGTATCACGGAGATCGAGATTTATGGATCATGCACTCTACTGATGTAAGTGATGTCAGCGGTAGTGCAAATGATACTATAACACTGCTCAGCTTTAAGAACATAGAAGATGCACTGCTGGCCAAGCTACGGTTTGGAGGCAGTATATCGTGACCTGGCTTGAGCCAAAGTACGCATTGCGAAAAAGCTGGGGACATACTGTTAGTCTCAAAGATCCGTACTACGAACATGCTGAGTTTGGTAAGGTAGTTAACACTGAAGCAGTTGACGCGATCCTAAAATGGACTGAAGAAAACGCAAATGCCACCAGAATCAGCTACGATACTTGGAAATTTAGGTCGCGCGATGAAGTGGAACAGTTTATAATGCTGTATAAGCTAACATGGACCTAATATGAATGATCCTGATTTCACTACAATTGATCTTGAAACAATGCTGGGCGAGAGCCTGGCGCCTTGGCAAAAGCAAACACTCAACACTGTTTATGGCGGAATCAAACGTGGGGAAATGATGACATTTGCCTCAGGTCGCAACACTGGTAAGTCTATGTTTACCGCTGCCATGCTTGATAATCTTTGTAAAGAAATGGCCAGGCTAATGCCACTGTTTGAAGTCTTATCCACTGCTGAGGTTGATGGTGTGCCTTGGTACACCGTTTCATGCCGCAAAGAAGTTTCTATGTGGATTCGAGAAAACGGTGTAGAAGATCGAGAATGGTACAGTCACATTGACAGCCGGTGGATGGCTGACCGCAATGTGTTTGACATGTCGCAAGAAATGTTTGCTATGACTAAACTAAGGTGGGGTACATGAGAGTACTAAAAAAAGAGTTGTGGCCTTATAAGACACGGTATGGCGTTGACGACACTACTATGAAAATTGATGAGATTGAAAAATGGTTAGGTGAGAATCTTGGCGCCTTTAAAAGTCAATGGAATGCAGTTTACCAATCAAATTGCACTGATTTTTACTTTCGCGAACAGGATGATCTGATGATGTTTAGATTGACATGGGCATAAACAAAACTGCAACCCAAGTGCTTGAAGAAGATCTTATGTACAGGGCATCAAAATCAATAGCAGATGAAATTGACTTTGAGATACTCTCCTCCATGCTTATAAATGAAGGTGGATGGACTCGAATAATACTTGATACCATTGGTCCAAATGATCGAGCAGTTGATATAACCAACTGGTTACATATCGAATGTACTGCACATTGGAGACGCAACGGTCGAACAGTTATATTTGAAGACTGCACCGAAGCGGCATTATTTAGATTGACATGGGCATGAGTACAGTAGTTACATTGCCGTACTCTCCGTTTTGGAAGCCCCTGAGCTGGGCCAAAGAACATTGTCCCAGTTATATCACCAATGATCTGCATCAGGATGGTTATAACACATATGATCATACTAAGATTGATTATTTTTTTTATAACGTAGAAGATGCTGCATATTTTAAATTGAGGTGGGGTGCATGACTATAACTTATACCAATCCTTGGCCCGACACACTGCCGCAGTTCAAAGTTCCTGTATTGCACAGAGTCAAGTATGCTGATACAGTAGATCAGTTACTGGCCATGTATCAACGCAGTTATAAGGATCATTTGGTGGATAGTTGGCTCAAATACAACTGCCGGCACCCATACTATCATAGTCCCGGCTATCTTAGAGAAAAGTTTATTGAGTTTGAATGTGATGAGGATGCGGCCATGTTTGCATTATCGTGCGTATGAGTCGGTTTGAAATAAAAGGTCTGTATACTTTACCCAATGGCATTCATCTGCCGTGCGGGTTAAACTTTAGGGACAAGCTATGGTGGCGATACATGCCCGGAGTTGTTATCAATGTAGCATGGCCCAAAGGACAGATTAAAGTTGGGCCCAGCCACAGAGACGGTTGGAGTGGTTATGGTCCAGAATTTGAATACGTTGACAGCGCCGACCCAAACGATCACTATAGACCTTGGATGGAACAGCATGTGGGTCAACAAGGTTGGGATTGGAACTGGGGCATGGCCAATCGAGATGCTTCGGATAACAGACTCACAATAAAGATTAGGAAAAAGCATCATGAGTATGCTATAATTGCAAAACTAATGTGGAGCTGAATATGAACGAAACACTTATCTTAATAAGCCTGCTTTTTACCAAGCACTTTATTATTGACTTTCCAATGCAAAAGCCATACCAATGGATGAACAAAGGCACGTATGGCCACCCGGGCGGTGTGCTTCATGCAGGGCTACATGGTATCGGCACATTACTTTGTTTTTATTGGTATGCACCGATGGCAGCTATCTACTTGGGCATTATTGATATGTTTGTCCACTATCATATTGATTGGGCCAAAATGAATCTCAATGCAAAGTATGGTTGGAAAGCTGACACGCACGAAGAATTTTGGATCTTACTTGGACTTGATCAATTCCTGCACTCCTTAACTTATGTTGGGCTTGTTGCACTTGTGACCGTATGATTGTAAAGACTGCGATTCAACAGCAATGGAATATAATGCAGCCCGATGCCCCGCATTTTATTGTATACGACCAGGCTACAGTAGACGGAACAATGTGGTATACAATAAAATGTAGTGGGGAATTATCAGTTTGGTGCAGGGCGCAACTTCGGGACCAATGGTATGAGCATCCTTATATACAACCAGACCGATATACGTTTCATGAGCCTAGACAAATGATGTTTGATGTTCACCAAGAACTATTGGTATTGATAAAACTAACATGGAGTTAATATGTACGAAGAATTTAGTTGGCGCACTGCCAAACACGATGCGATGATTGTTGAAATCATGCACCATGGACATGTGGTCATGCATTTCTTCATTGGAGAAGCAATGGAAGGGGCAGGCCGAAAGAGGGTTATGGCCCATGTAAGGGAATGTGATAATAGTTCATGGCTTAAAGAATGGCGGGAACATGCCGAAGCCGAAATGCTTGACAAACTTAAACAATGATGCTATAATATTATATGACTGAACGAATTAAACAACTTGCCGAACAGGCTAAATTTATGGCCGAGGAAGATATCAATCGACAGATATCATACAATGCTGAACTCAATGCATTTGCAGAAAAGTTCGCCCAGTTGATTGTGCAGGAATGTATGCGGCAGGTTGAAGAACAATACAAGCCTGTGCTGGAAGATACCGAAATGATGAAGGACACGCATTGGGATGGTTATGTTCAGTGTGGTGTTGATAGTTATGTAGCAATTAGAGAACATTTCTTTGGAGAAGAAGAATGACTGATGAAATTAAAAAACAAGAAGTAATGGATGCATTACACGAGACTGGCAATGCCTTTGCTAAGGCCATGGATGAGTACCAGCAAATGGCCAATTCCTACTACTCTGGACTTGAGCCAGAAGAACAGTTATGGGCGTTCTGTTCCATTGTTGAAAAACTAAGCAAAGGCGAGTTGGACGAGAATCGTAGCTACCGCGGTATCCTATATGAAACTTTCGGTTGGGGGCCAGAATCGTATGCGGCTGCTCAATGCGCTGGCTTCTTGGGCCTACACAATAGCATTTACCGATTTGAAGATTTGGAAACTGTGTTTAAGAACACACTCAAAGAACTTGAATTAGAAGTTGATGACGAAAAGTTAACTGAAGCCTTGGCAAAATACTTCTACTAAAGAGAAATACATAATACATGTTCATTGATGCTTATATTGACAAGAAGAAAGAGATCGTCCACGTTGTAGAACGTGTAGATGGTAAAAGGGTTCTCAAAGAGTATCCTGCAAAGTATGTGCTGTACTATCCTGACAAACAAGGCAAGTTTACTAACATTGCTGGTGACCGTGTTAGCCGAGTCATCCTTGGTAACGCTACAGCCTTTGATAAAGAACGCAGAATTCATAGCAATAAGAAATTATGCGAAAGTGATTATCGCCCACTGAATCGTTGTTTGGAAGAACAGTATGGCGGCCAGGACGCTCCCAATCTTAATGTGGCGTTTTTCGACATTGAAGTCTCTTACGACAAAGTAAAAGGCTTTGCGCCACCAAGTGATCCGTTCAACTACATCACTGCTATCAGCACATATCTAATGTGGATGGATGTCAACATCACACTGTGCTTGAAGCCAGAAGCCATGAGCGAGCAAGTTGCAAAAGAAATCTGTGCTAAATTTGAAAACACAATCCTGTGTGAAAATGAAAAGCAAATGCTGGACATGTGGCTAGAGCTGATTGAAGATGCTGATGTCCTAAGCGGTTGGAACTCAGAAGGCTTTGATATTCCATACACTACCAATCGTATTACACGAGTGCTAGGCAAAGAGCAAACACGCCGGATCTGCTTGTGGGATCAGTATCCCAAACGACGCGAATATGAAAAGTATGGCAAGACTCTGGAAACATATGATCCAGTTGGTCGTGTTCACCTGGACTATCTTGAACTGTATCGCAAGTACAACTATCACGAGTTGCCAAGTTATCGGCTAGACTATGTTGGTGAGATTGAACTTGGTGAAAACAAAATTCACTATGAAGGTACCTTAGATCAGTTGTACAACAATGACTTTGAAAAGTTCATTGCCTACAACAAACAAGACGTACTGTTGTTGAAGAAACTAGATGACAAGCTGAAGTTCATTGAGCTTACCAATCTGATTAGCCATGCAAACACTGTAGGACTTCGTGCTACACTAGGTGCAGTAGCAGTTACTGATCAGGCTGTTATCAATGAAGCCCATAGACTTGGTATGGTAGTTCCAGATCGTCCAAGACGCAGTGAAGATGCCAAGGACAATGCCGCGGCTGGTGCGTATGTTGCTGTGCCCAAAGCAGGCATGCATGAGTGGATTGGCAGCATGGACATTAACTCGCTGTATCCATCGTTGATTCGTGCGTTGAACATGAGTCCCGAAACAATTGTTGGTCAGGTTCGCCAGAGTCGAACACTTGCAGGCATTGACGAGTTCATTGCCAGCGGCAAGGGCATTGCTGATTTTTGGGAGGGCAAGTTTGCTTGCTTTGAATACGAGTCAGTAATGGCACGTGACATTGGGCAAACAGAACATATTGACTGGGCTGATGGTACCAGCACATCGATGAGTTCGGCACAAGTGTACGACTATGTGTTCCACGGTGGTCAACCCTTGATGATTAGTGGCAATGGTACAATCTTTAAATACGATACAAGAGGAGTTATTCCAGGGTTGTTGGAACGCTGGTATGCAGAACGTAAAGTATTGCAAGCCAAGGCCAAAGAAGCGTACGGCACAGACATGTACGACTTCTGGGACAAGCGACAGCTGGTTAAGAAGATTAACTTGAACAGTGCTTACGGTGCGTTGTTGAACGCAGGTTCAAGGTTCTTTGATCAACGACTTGGACAGAGTACTACACTATGCGGACGGCTTGTAGCAAGGCACATGGCCGCAAGTGTAAATGATTGTTTGACAGGTGAGAAGGATCACATGGGCAAGGCTATTATCTATGGTGACACTGACTCTGTTTACTTTAGTGCAGTGCCCATCTTTAAAGATCAAATTGAATCGGGAGAGATTGATTGGAGTACTGACAAGATCATCGAGTTGTATGATGCAATCTCTGATCAGGTCAATGATACGTTCCCGGTATTCATGAACACTGCATTCAATGCTCCTGCTAGTCAAGGTGAGATTATCAAAGCAGGTCGAGAATTGGTTGCTAGTAAAGGTATCTTTATGACCAAGAAGCGTTATGCTGTTCTTATTGTTGATAAGGAAGGCAAGCGTAAAGACAAGGATGGGTCCAAAGGCGAACTCAAAGCCATGGGCTTGGACATGAAGCGAGCAGATACTCCAGAGTTTATGCAACGGTTCTTAGAAGAAGCACTTACAATGACATTGGAAGGTGCATCTATGGAAACGGTTATGGCTCGTGTAAAAGAGTTCCGTGAGGAATTTAAGAGCCGACCAGGTTGGGAAAAGGGTACACCTAAACGTGTCAATAACTTGACCAAGCACACCGATGTTTATAAGAAAACAGGCAAGTGTGGTGTGGGCCATGCAATGGCATCTATCAACTGGAACCGTATCAAAGAAGCCTACAGCGATAGACGTAGTATGGACATCACTGATGGACAGAAAGCTATTGTATGCAAGCTAAAGAATAATCCTTTACAGATCAATTCAATTGCTTATCCAATTGATGAGATGAACCTGCCAGACTGGTTCAAGGCTCTACCATTTGATCATGGAGCAATGGAAGAAAAGATCATTGACTCTAAGATTGAGAACCTTTTGGGTGTACTTAACTGGGACCTAAATCTAAGTAAAGATAGGGGATTTGTGGATGACTTGTTCTCCTAAATCACTTGACTTTACAAACTTTTTAAACTATAATTGTAACATAACTGGAGAATAGCAATGCTAAAAGATATCGTGCTTGATGTAGCAAAAAACATCGCAAGTCTGGGAACCTTTGACGAGATCCTAGTTGAACAGGACACTGACACTACTAAGTTCACGGCGTACCCCGAAGATTCTACTATTACTGTTCTTGCTACCAGCAAAGACAAAGTAAGTGAGTTGCCAGATGCGTTTGGTATGCTTAACTTGGGCTTCCTGGTGGGTCTAAGCGGTTTATATCGTTCAGAGGATAGCAAGGTAGCAACAGGCACAAATGCCAAGAGCGAAATTGATCGTTTAGCATTCAGTGGTGTTGACGGGAACAAAGATGAATATCGTCTGACTCCGACTAACTTAATGAAAACAAAGACACGTTCATTCAAGGGTACTACATGGGATGTGGTAGTCAAGCCAGCCGCTACTAAGATTAGCGAACTAAGCCAACGTGCAAGTTTGTATGCTAGTATTGATCCTAACTTGGTAGCTACCACAGACAATGGTAAGTTGATCTTTACGTTTGGTGGTTCAGCAGGTGGCGGCCATAGTGGTAAGTTTGTATTTGCAGACACTACACAAACATTGAAGCGTCCAGTGACGTTGCCAATCCAGAGTTTGTTGTTAGCTCTTAAAACAGCAAGCCAAGGTACTCCGATTATCAGTATCTCAGAAAAAGTTGCCAAGATCGAATTTGATAGTGGCGTTATTGCATACGAATATCTAGTAATTGCACAGCAATGAGCATTGATTTAACTAAAAGAGCAATGGAAGGCAATTACGCCTTCTACTTGCCAGCCATTAGTGGTTTCTACACTAAGACGCTGGGTAAGATTGCTGCCGATCCTAACTTCCTACCACCAGGTCGTGTACCTGCTAAGTTTGAAAAAGGTATGGCTGGCACTAACTTCTTGGATCCAGAAAACTCTTACTATCACTATGGTGTAGCATTGTACTCAGCAGGACATGCTGACCGCAATCTTACACGTTGTGATGATAAGGAGCCAATGATTCACAAGCGCGATCGTACTAAGACTATTATTGTAGGCGACAGCTCTGGTTTCCAATTGGCAACTGGTGTTATCAAAATGGATTGGGCAAACATTAAAGGTGCAGCTGGCGACAAGTTCCGTGAGGAAATCTTGCGCTATCTTGAACACACTTCTGATTGGTCAATGACACTTGACGTTCCTGCGTTTGCCGCAGTAGCACCGTATAGTGCAAGAACTGGGCTGACCAAGTTTGAAGATACACTGGACATTTCAGTACACAACCTTCATTACTTTATGAAGCATCGTGTGCCTGGCGCTACTAAGTTCCTAAATGTTTGTTCCGGTAGCACACCTGATAACTCTAAGCTGTGGTATGACACAATCAAACACTTTAGTATTCCAAGTTCTGTAAAAGAAATGGGATTTACCGAGGATCGTACACTAGAAGGTTGGGCGTTTGCTGGTATCAATATGAAGCACATGCCAACGGTGTTGCATCGTATGTTGGACTTGATTGAAGATGATTTAATTGCTACTAAAGATTGGATTCACTTTCTAGGCATTGGTCGATTGAAGTGGGCCTGTTACTTGACTTCTATCAAGCGCCAATTGCAAAAGCATTACAATCCAAACATCAATGTTAGTTTTGATGCAGCCAGTCCGTTTGTGGCGGCTGGTGGTTATGCATTAAGCTACAATTACAACTACTTTACACCAAACAAGCTAACTTACTCTATGAGTAAGAGTGTTGATAACAAGGATATGAAGGGTTCGCAGTTGGAGATGCCACATCAGGGTCCTATTATGGAACGCTTGGTAGCAGGTGACATTTGCTACCTTGGACCAAACGATCCTAATAAGAATGGCAAGGTTGGTAAAACAAGTTGGGACACTCTATCCTACCTGTTTATCATGGCGCATAATGTGTACAACCATATTCAAGCAGTGCAGGAAACATTGCGTCTAGCTGATATCGAGTATGCACGTAACCCCAACGTTGATTATCGGGATGCAACAGGATATGGCAAAAAGGCTGCTAATCTAAGTGAATTCCTTCCAAACGACATTTTGTACTTTAACAATTTTGTAGAAGTGTTATTTGATCCTGCTACATCTATGGCAGACAGGCGCCAAATGATTTCTGATAACACAACATTCCTTAACTCAATTAGTTTTGGTGGTGTCGAAGCTGCACGTAAAGCAAAGAGCAAAGACATTTTTGATACTGCCGAAGAAGTTCCAGACGAAGAAGACATGGCAAGCCTCGATGACGAAAACTTAACAGCACTTGAACAGGAGTTAGATGATGACAATTGAACGTGTAGCACCAGATTTCTTTACAGGAACGGAAGTTGAAAACTCGCCTGCCAAAGGTATGCGAACCTTGTTTGTAGTTGGCATTCAACCGGTTGACATGATCCTGGCAAATGTGTTAAACTCAAAGTCACAGCACGTTTACATTGGTGCCAATATGAGTTTACATGGGATAGAAAATGATGACCACGTTGCATGGCGAGAGTGGGATAGCATGATTGAAGGTGTACTAGAGTCTGGTGTTGCCTATGTTACAGTAGACTTTACTTCGGCGCAGGTTGAGGGCTTCTTAGAAAGTCGTGCAAGTGAAGATAATCGTGTAATTCCAATGATTTCGGTCAAACTGCCATATACTAAACTGCTTAACTACAATACAACGATTAAGATTGACGACAAAGATTTTAATGCAACGAACCCTGGAGTATGGTGTCATTCTTTACATGACCTTTTGGATAGAAAGACATTTACACCTTGGCATGCCTATGTAGGCGATAACCCCGTAAACTAAGGAAATATTATGAGCGAAGAAGAAGTTAAAGTTGGTAATTTTAATAAGCCAACTAAGAAACCAGTCCCAGGTAAAGTAGCTGAAGCGGAAGCGCCAGCTGTTACTGTTGAAGAACTTAATGTAAAGTTGGATGCAGTACTAAAGCATCTCCAGGCTATTGACTGGAAGATGTGGGTTTATTTAAAAGCTAACAACTACATTGACTAAGGAGTAACATGTCACAAGACATGATTTGGGTTACTTTTCGCAAGGAAGGTATTCATAGGTATCCTGCCGCAGGGCATGATCCCAAATTAGCAAGCGGCGATGAGTATGATGTAAGTTTCTTACAATATCCTCATCGACACATGTTTCACTTTAAAGTGTATCTCGAAGTCTTCCATGATGACAGAGATGTTGAGTTTATTCAGTTCAAGCGTTGGCTCGAAAACCTTTACAACAAGGGCACGTTAGAATTGGATTATAAGTCCTGCGAAATGATGGCCGATGACCTGCATAAGGAAATCTCATCAAAGTACACAGATCGTAAAATTTGGATTGAAGTTTCGGAGGATGGTGAAAATGGATGCATCAAGCAATACGCTTAACAATCACGTTAAGTTTAATAATGATCGCGGCAATCGCGACAACCGTGGCCCACGTGAACAGCGTGGTTATAACAACAACACTCAGTACCAACCTCGACGTGCTGGTCTTAACATCAATCACATCAAGTTTGATTTGTTGAAGATCAGTGAGTTGTATGATGGTGTGTTGACAGCAGAACTAGGGCACTTGCCACTAGATTTTTACAACCAGTACTTGCTGGACTTGTGCAATAGCGGTATGATCTTTGCATACTCTATTGATACCCCGGAGCTTCGTACACACGAAGCCAGCGGTGACCGTAGTTTTACCTACACGGTCAATATTCAAAGTGGGCGCGAACGTGCTCACAAGGCTCTTAAAATCCACGTTGGATTATACAAGAGCATCTGGGCACAGGAAACTGTGCATACTGAAGATGGTTTATGTTGCATGCCTAACCGCTTGTAATATTGGTGAAAGCAACGGTGTAAAAAGCCGTTGCTTTTTCATTTGCGCTCTGCTATAATATCATATAGAGGATTATACTAATGAGAAAATTATTTTATATGGGCCTAGAGCCTTATGAAGGTCGATACACACTACAGTTGCAAGACTGGAATGAAGCTGTATTCAAACGCCGTGGCATTGACTATGTTATAGTGCCTGGTAGTACCATTGACAACACCAAAGCAATCAGTGTAGGGCAAGTGTTAGACGCTCATGGCCGAAGCTACTTTGGTATGAGCCAAATGATGAATTTGGTTCAGATGATGCGCAGCGGTGACGTGACACATGAAGATGTGATCTACTTTGAAGACATGTTCCAGCCTGGAATTGAATCGCTGCCATACATCATGGATCAGATTCCGCATCATCAACGCCCGCGTGTATTTGTACGTTGCCTTGCACAGGCAATTGACCCTGATGACTTTGTTCATGTCTGGGGCATGGGCAAGTGGATGGGCTTGTACGAAAAGATGGTAAATGAATTTGCAACTGTGTTAGCAACAAATGAAGAGATGGTTGCTCATATGCGTATTGCAGGTTACGAAGCTCCTATCTATAACATCAGCGGCCTTGCGTTTGGCAAAGACGAAGTAATTGAACGAGTTGGTGGTCCCTCTGAGATTCGTAGATTTGATCAACGTGCTCTGCGTGTGGTATTTGCCGCACGTTTTGATCAAGAGAAGCAGCCAGATTTCTTTATGGACTTGATTGAAGAATACCATCGCCGTAATCCCAACAGTGGTGTTGAGTTTGCAGTACTAAGTGGTGGACCGTTGCGTAGTAATAATTCCAAGTACTTGGATCGTGCATACAAATTAGAAGCAGAAGGCAAGTTAAAGATCCGTAAGGACTTGAACAAGAATCAGTATTACGCTATTGTAAATGATAGCCGTGTAATGTTTAACTGTGCGCTACAAGATTGGGTAAGCAATACAGTAAGCGAAGCTGATGCACTTGGATGTAATGTGTTGTATCCAGCATATCGTAGTTTTCCCGAAACGTTTGCAAACGATCATACTCGTATGTACGTTCCGTGGAGCATGGAAGATGCCCTGGCAAAACTTGATGTACTACTGCACCAACCAAGTCCTAACATGGGCAAGATTAGTGATTGGAATAATGGCACCATTGATCGCATTATCGACATTGTGGAAACTGCTGACACAGTTGCCGAAGGCGGAATTGGCTGTAAAGCTACTCAATGGAACCGCGCAGGCAATCGCTATCGCGATCATGTTGCAGGAGCAAAATACTAATGACAGATAAGTGGGTTGCCATTACTGGCTGCAATGGATACATTGGCGGCCAAACAGCATTACGATTCAAAGATCTTGGCTACAAAGTTCTTGGCGTAGATCGTAATGCTACTTCTCCGTGGATCACTGAACAATTGGATCAAGTAATCAAAGGAGATTTCACCAATGCTATTTTTATCAATTCCTTGATTGATAAAAATCCAAGTGCATTGATTCACATTGCTGGCACCAGCTTGGTTGGTCCAAGCGTAACAGATCCAGCACCATACTATGCCAACAATGTTGGTAACACTGCTAAACTCTTGTCTTCACTGGCCGAGCGTGGTTGGCATAAGACAGTGGTGTTCTCATCTAGCGCAGCCGTGTATGGTGAACCACAAGTTAATACTTTGACAGAAAGTAGTCCCACTGTTCCACTTAGTCCTTATGGACACAGCAAGCTAATGGCCGAACAGATGCTACGTGATTGTGCTAAAGGGTATGGTTTTAAAACTGTTGCTCTACGATACTTTAATGCATGTGGTGCAGACAGTAAAGTTAGACACGGACAATTGAAGGCAGCAACTCATGTGATTGCTCGTATCATGGAAACTATTGTTAACAAGGGTGTGTTTACTTTGAATGGTACAGATTATCCCACACAGGATGGTACTTGTGTTCGCGACTATCTGCACGTAGAAGATATTGCCGAGGCACACTTTCTTGCAACCAAGTACAGCGAATCCGTTGAGCCTGGTACATCAATTGAATTGAATCTTGGCACTGGTAAAGGCGTGAGTATTACTGAAATTATTAATTCAGTTGAGCGCATTACAGGTCGTACCGTACTGGTACATAAAGGACCTATGCGAGCCGGCGATCCAGCAACGTTGGTTGCGTATGCTGATAAGGCAAAGAAAACTATGGGATGGACTCCTGCAAACAGTAGTATTGATAACATTGTCAAGACTGCATGGACATGGTACAACTCTGCTGAGTACAAAGGTAGAGCATGAAAGTAGGATTTACTTGCAGTACATTTGACTTGATGCATGCAGGTCATGTAGCAATGCTGGCCGAAGCCAAGACCAAATGTGATTACTTGATCTGTGGATTACAAAATGATCCCACATTAGATCGAAGTACAAAAAACAAACCAGTGCAGACCATTGTTGAACGACAAATGCAACTCAAAGGTAGTCGCTATGTTGACGAAGTATGGGTTTACAATACTGAAAAAGACCTAGAAGACCTGTTGTTGACTTTACCAATCAATGTGCGTATACTAGGAGTAGAGTATGAAGGTAAAGAGTTTACTGGTCGCGAAATCTGCCACAAGCGAAATATTGATTTATACTTCAACGGCAGAGACCATAGCTTCTCATCCAGCAGCCTTCGTAAGCGAGTGTACGAAGCACAGCTACAAAAGGAACAACAATGAAAATTAATGAATTAGAAAATGGCATCACGGATGCTTGGTTCAAGCAAGGCGGGTTTGATACATTCAAAAAGCCTGCACAAGAAAAGTATGAAGTTGCACAACAAGCAGGAACTGTACAGACTCTTGAAGGACCTGTACAGTATGCGGCAGGACATTATATCATGACTGGCCCCAAAGGCGAGCAGTATCCAATTACTGCCGAGAAGTTTAACACACTCAAAGATGATCAAGGTAACGGCATTGCTGTTCCCAAGAAGATTATTAAGACGGCTAAACTTGCTGACCATGATGGTGTTATCCATACATCATGGGGCGACTTAGCATACACTGCTGGCAACGATTATATTGTTCGCCATGGTACAGGTGATTACGGTGCAGTAAAGAAAGATATCTTTGCACAAACTTACGACACCAGTCGTGCGGTATGAAAAAACTAACTAAACAAGATATCATTGATCGTAAGAGAAAAATGGCCATGTTGGTCAACTTTAACTACATGCGACTACTAAGAGAAGATTATCCAAATATGCCCATTGTAGAATCTACAAAAGCAATTATTGATAAAATTAAAAAAGGTGTATAATATGCAAATCAGAGTAAGAGAAAATCCAGAAGAATTTGGTAACTGCGGCTGCGGTCGTAGTCCAGATGGAAAGTGTCGTGGCTGGCACGGCCTAACAGAAGAAGAATTTCAAATAGCATTAGAAGAATACGAAAAGAATTTATTTGAAGACGGATCAGGAATATGACAACAATTGTAGTTTATAGCAAGGACCACTGTCCCTATTGCGATCAAGCCAAGGCTTGGTTGAACAGTAAAGACTTAACCTTTACAGAGCACAAAGTGGGACATAATGGCTTTACTCGTGAAAATTTATTAGAAGCAGTGCCCACAGCACGTACTGTTCCGCAAATCATTATTGATGGAAAACTAATTGGCGGTTGGGATGATCTCCGTGCGAGTGAATTCTATGCCGGCCAAGGATAAAGTATTTTCGGTAAAAACTGCCGCCCATGTGTTCACACTAAAGGACATTAGGCGGTGGTTGATTGATAATTGCAAGAATAGATGGTCAGCAACAGACTACAAGGGTGATTCATTCAATTGGCGTAAGTTGGCCAAGATTGAATCAGCCAAGTACTCAAATGAAATGTTTGATATCACCATCCTGATTCACTTCAAGAAGCCAGAAGATTTAATGCTTTATTTGCTCACTTGGCCAAGCGAAGTCTTGCTTAATTCCTAAATACATGCTACAATAAACAATACGGCAATCCACTGCCTTAACATCGGAGAAATGAAAATTGACACAACTACATTATAAAGAAGAAGAAGACGGTAAGCCTCTTAGCCAGGTGATCCGCGATAGACTTAAACAAAACAACAAACGGTTTTGGGCAGGCGACAACATCAGTGAATACATTAGCGATGTTGAAAAGGACACGTTGATCAGTGAAGCAGCTTTGGCATTTGAAACAGTGCTAGACAGTTTGTTAATTGACAGGGAAACAGATCCCAACAGCAAAGGTACTGCTAAACGATTAGCTAAAATGTACTTCAATGAAATCATGGCAGGTAGATATGAACCAGCACCAGACGCAACAGCATTTCCAAATGACTCAGCGGACCGTTATGAAGGCATGCTGGTTGTTCGTAGCGAGCTTCGCAGTATGTGTAGCCATCATCACCAACCCGTTACTGGCGTTGCTTATATTGGTATTATTGCGGCTGAGAAACTCATCGGACTTAGCAAGTATACAAGGATCGCTCAGTGGTGTGCCCGTCGAGGTACTCTCCAGGAGGAACTTTGCAATGACATTGCTCGGGAAATCCAAAAAGCAACAGGCGCAACAGACTTAGGCGTATACATTCAAGCCACTCACGGATGCTGTGAAAATCGCGGCATCATGGCACACTCTAGTTTAACACAGACCACAGTGCTCAAAGGTTCGTTCAAGGACGATGTAGGTACAAAGAAAGAATTCTTTGACAATATCAAAATGCAACAAGAATTTGCTCCACGGTGATGACAATGGACAATAGCGATAAAGACAAACTAAAAGATGTGCTGGCGTCCATTGATCCTATTGAGTTTCATTGGGATGAAACTAATACCAGTGTTGGCATCATTGCACAAGAGATTGGTACAATTGATCTAAATGACTATACAATGCTAAACAGTGTAGCCAATGCAGGATTGTCTATTGGACATGCAAGCGTTAGCAATAACTGGTCAAATGGTTCTACTATTTCATTTGCCGGTTCTAGTACACTGCATGCTGACACTACTACGTATGGCAAGACCACTATCACTACTGCCAAGAACACAATTGATATTGATGAACTAGCTGACATGATGGAAACACTAAAGAAGCGTTTATTGATACTTGCACCAAAATTTGAAATGCATGAAAAATATCCCATGCTCAAGGAAATGTACAATGAGTACAAAGCAATGGAAGCATTATTATCAGGACCAGACTCAAATGAATAAACAATCACTTACTTGGCAAGATGTTGAACACGGCGTACTCAATATTGTTCGCAGTATACAGTTAGATAACTGGCAACCAGACTTGATTATTGGTGTGGATCGTGGCGGTTTGGTAGTTAGTACTATGATTAGTCATTACCTGAATGTACCCCATACCACCGTCAAGGTCTCATTGCGAAATAATCCCGACACTGAGTCCTTGCTATGGGCACCAGATGAAGTCATTGGTGGTAAGAAGATTTTATTGGTAGATGACATCAATGATGCAGGCTCAACGCAGGCTTGGCTCAAAGCAGATTGGGCTAGTAGTGTGGCAGGAATAGAGGTTGACTTTGTTGACAAATTCTGGCATAATAGTGTTCGTTGGGCCAGTTTAGTAGAGAACGAAAGTAGCAAAGAGTATAGTGATTATTATAGTATCGCAGTCAACAAACTTGAAAACGATGTTTGGATTGACTTTCCCTGGGAATCTTTTTGGAGTAGAAACACATGAAAGTAGGATTTAGCTTGGGCCGTTGCATCCGCGACATTGTCAACGGTACCGTAGAAGAAAGTGATGTTATTGTAATCGTGTCAGGTACACGTTTCACAACACAAGAACAGTTAGTTGGCATTGTCACTGACTATATGTGGCGGGATAACTATCTAATGGGATTGGATGAAGCTGCCTGTCAAGGTGTAGCAAGCATCTTATTTCGTGAAGGTAAAATTCACCAGCCGCGCAATTTTGGTTCATACCGTAGCCAAATGCCTGAAGAATGTGTTTGGGCCGACTTGTTACCTACAGGTGGGCATGAAGACCCAATGGTACAAGAAGCATGGCAAGCCTATCGCGGAATGTTGGGCCTGACTGGCAATAAGCCAGATAACAAAGAGTATATTGAATCGAATTGGAAAACCTAAAATGACATTTGTAGTCACTGAAAGCTGTGTTAAGTGCAAGTACACCGATTGTGTAGATGTATGCCCGGTTGATTGTTTTAAAGAAGGTCCTAACTTTTTAGTTATTGATCCCGATGGTTGCATTGACTGTGCAGTATGTGTGCCCGAGTGTCCAGTTGATGCCATTGTACCAGGGCATGAAGTAAAAGATCCTTACTGGACTGATCTTAATGCAAGGCTTGCGTTACAGTGGCCAACTATTACAAAGAAAAAAGCCGAGTTAGACAGTGCTGTAGAGTTTAAAGAAGTTAAAGATAAACGTCATCTACTTGAAGAATAAGTTTGGAAAACATAATCAATCTTGCACAAGTACCAATGCTAGTAAAGAAATATTCTAGCATTGGTGCTGTGCCATTGGCTTTGCCTAGGTTTGTGTTAGATGATGTAAACGAGTTTTGGCGAATATGGAATAGTGAAGTTGTAGCAGTTGCACGGCAGCATATCGATCGAGGTGCTCTGGGTAAAGATAATCCTGTGATGTCCTTTACTCAATGGGAAGGCCTAGCCCTGTATGAAGATTTATCATTGTTAGCCAAGGCAGCATGGGCTACAAAAATATCAACTGAACTATCGGCCAGTCAGCCCAAGTTTCTTAAATCTATTTTTGAAACGCTACCATTTGTTAAAATACGTTCAGTTAGGCTATGGAGTGCAAATCGTGAAGTCAAGGCACACTACGATGGTAACATGCCTGCTAGTTT